CAAGTAATGCGTTGTTATACTCCATAGCAGTATTCATACATAAATTACCAAAATCTTTGGTAGAAATCTTTCCCTTGTATTCTGCAACTTGTTCCATATTTTCTATTTCTATTACATGAAATGCAGAAAAGTCTTGTCCATCACCACGAGCAACATCAGCAGCAACTACATAATTCTTTGTATAATTAGGTTGTCTGTATATCCACAAGTTACTATCCATTCCTCTTTTTTCGATTGGTTTTTCAATTAAAGTATTTTTATATTCTTCTAAAATTCTAGCATCAATAACACCACGACCAGAAGTGATGAAGTCACAATCACATTCTTGTGCGGCTCCACTTGGTCCTAATAACTTATCCTGTTCATCTCTCCAATCTTGTTCTCGTTCAGGATGAACCGTCCAATGAAGTTTTATCATATTCCAATCATTAGTTCCATTTTCTGCACCAACCCAAGTTTTATGAAACCAATTACCAACACCATTTGGTGTGGATAGTGCAATACATTGACCACCAGTAGATAATGTACTTTGTGCAGCAGTCCATATTGTATCAATCTTATCGATAAATGCTGCCTCATCCATAACGAGTAAGGATAGTGCCTCTGAACGACCTGCATCCTCAGTAGATGATACGGCCTTTACTTGTGAACCATTTGAATATCTAAGTGAGAGTTTGTTATCCTCAACACATTGTGACCTTACCCAACTCGGTAGGTTTGCATGCATCACTCGAATCTTCGTAACCAAATTCTTAGCGGTATCTTGTTTGGTTGCTATAACTAATATGTTCTTATCTGATTGAAATGTCATCATCCATAAAGAGTATCCAGCAGTTAATGTTGATATACCTAACTGACGAGCTTTCAAAATAACATTATAATTATGATTCTTAAAATCTTTTAATGATGCTTCTTGAAATGGGTATAACTCAAATGGAACTTTACCTTTCATTGGATGCTGAATGACAGCATACTTTTTCAAAAAATATACTGGATCTTTAGCACATTTTAAATACTCTTTTTTGATTACTTCTTTTATTTTATTATTATCAGTCATTAATCTGCTATATCCAATATTTTAATTCCAAAGTAAGTGGGAATGGTTACTGATGCCACCCCATATGTAAAGTATAGCCATTTATTTTCGTACCAACTCGGTTTTGCCAGTTTTGCCTTTTTTATGTAAGCCTCATTTTGTGCCTTTATCGAGACAATCTGTTTATCTTTTGCTACAAGTAGTAAAGAATCTAACTCCATCTGTTCCTCATATTCCGTTACTAAGCCTTCGTAGATTTTAATCTGAGCTGATTTAGTACTATCAGAATATTGTAATTCTTTAATTTGATTTGCTATTCCCAATACCTGTTCGTCTGTTAAAGTTGTTTGTGCAAACAATGGTATGGATAACAATAATATCCATAAGTGTTTCATATTCATTACCTATCTGTGTAATACATAAACTATACCACTTCCACCAATCACTACTTTCTTTGTTCCAATCGGATATAGTGTATCTGCTGACAAAGATGTTCCTGGTATCACTCCACCATTTGCGGCATGAATAACAACATTAGTTACTACTTCACATATAAATGCTGCACCAGCATTTGAACCAGTCGCATGAAATGTTGTTGAAGAAGGAACTTTTGTTATTCTATTATAATCGCCAGTTGCACGAATTGTAGGTGTTGCTCTGTGCATGCTCATATTGTTTTCTCCTTATATATATAATTATTTAGATTTTGAAAACTTTCTTAAAAAAGCTGCTGCATCGTCTACGGCATCCTTTTCGAAAGTTACTTCCATCTTTTTTACCTCGTTCTTAGTACGAGTAAGTTTTCTTTTTAAATTTGTTATTTCTTTTTTGTTTTTGGTTTTATTTTCTTCTAATTTTTCCACTTCCTTTGCAACTTCTTTTTCTTTTTTCTTCTGTTCTTTAATTACTTTACCAAGTTCCTCTACTTCTTTTGATTTTTTAGCACTTAAAATAGTACTTAATCCAAAAAGTCCTAAAATACCAACTATGAGTTTCTTTAAAAAGTCCATATTTACATCTCCATTATTTGTTTGTATGTAGATTTACCCTCTAATTTTTTAGTTTTAGCTGGTTCATCAAAATCACTATCATCATTTTTTTTATATTTTCCGAATCCGTCCTTATCCCTAACCATTTTTTCATCAACGGGTTTTGGTATTCTAAAATTAACTACCTTTCTTCCGTTTATTGTTGGCATTCCATAATCATCTTTACCAATTTCTTTTACTTTAATTTTTTTGTTTTTAAATCTACCACCTAAGATGGTATCTCCAACATTTATATCTATTGTAATGGCCATTATTTAACTCCTTTAGGTAACAAATCAACTAACTTACCACCTTTCCATTCTCTACCTTTAACTGCACCCATTATTCTGTGGTCTTTCCATTTATTCCATAATTTTTTATTACCTGCAAATACCGATTCTCCACCTTGCTGTACTTGTCTATATCCACTTACACTTCCCATTTCCTTAGAACCAGGTTCAGGTGTTGCTGGTACTCCACCACTTTCTGTTCCCTCTGGTGGTGTTGTTGGTTTAATTAAAGTTTGAGCAGTTGTTACAAAATTTGCTGTTTCAGGTGGAATGGTATATTCTTGTTTTCTGTGAAATCCGTGTATTCCATAAGTTCTTTGTCTCGGTGATAATGGTGGTGTGTCATCTCTTAACTCATCAGATTTAATTTCTGAATTACCATCGGGATCACTTAAATATTTGTAAAGTTTACCTGCATCTCTTTTTGCCCGTCTTTCATTATTCTGACTATCAGGACCCCCATAGATATTATCTGATGCTGGAAAATCAACTTGTTGCATTCCACGAGTTAAACTTGCAGGTCCTACATATCGTCTTTCACCTCTTTTGGTAAATAAACCATCGGGCCATGCATCTCCTGTGGTTATTCCAGATCCACCATATCCTGAAGTACCCGTTGGTGAAGCTTCGTTAATTAATTTCCACAATCCTTTTTCGAATATGTTCACTAATTTCTCCAACTTATCATAAGGTTTTGTCCATCAAGTTTTTCAGTTACATTATCTTCCCTATCTAACTGACCACCTAAACCTCTTTCTATGATATTTTTTAAATCTTTAAATGTTAAATTTTTATCATCAAAAGGATGTGCCATATGTCCGTATGCTCCACCTTCTGTGATTAATTCTCTAAGTTCATCATCCCACCAATCTTTTGAAAGTGGTGAATATTTCTCAACATGAAGTCTTGGACGACCACCTTTAAATTTCTTTTTTGTTTTCTTTGCCGCTAAATCAGTATCTGCTTCGTTATTTTCTTTACGAGTTTTAGCATCAATTCCTGATGCTATAGGTGGGCCGGCCATTTGTTGGTCTTTATCAACTCCCATCCACTTCATGACTTTCCAACCCAAATTATCCATTACATTCCGTAAAGTTTTTTTATACTTTTTTACCTCTCCGTGAGATATTGGATTTGTTGCTCTATGTGACATAGTGTAATCTTCTTCTGGATCCATTGCTCCATCACTTAGTATATAATCAATTACTTTCCAACCTAAATCATTCTGTAATGATTGTATCCAATCTTCAGACTCGGATTTGTATTGTCCCAAAGATTTGTAAAATGTAGGTGGCCCGTCATCAGTTGGTGCATTATTTGTTGCCGAACCAGCCTCATTTAAAATATCTTTAATATCATTCTCAACTAAAAAATCACCAATGACATCATCACTAAATTCTTTTAAGTAATCTCTCATCTTGTTTCAACTTTGTTTTTATCTAACCACCATTGAACTTTAGCAACTAACATATCCTCATCTCTACCACCTCGTCTTGCACTAAAACTATTTAAATAATCTTTAACTAAATAGTAAGCTGGTTCTTCATCTTTTGAACCAGGTCTGATATTTCCTACAACTTGCGATGCTTGCATATCAGTATTTACATGGTACTTTAAATAATCATAATCAAATATACCATCATTATATCCTGATGTTTGAACCCAATTTAAAATCTTATCACCTTTATCACTTCTCCAATCCCAATCATTTTTGTATTTAGAATGTCCCCATCCTTGTACATAAGCGTAATACTGATACATTAAGTTAGTAGGTTGTCTTTTCTTACCAGGCTTACCTCTATAATCTAATTTATGAAAACCATCTTTCATTACTTCTTTACAAAGTTTTATTGTTTTTGATGGTATTTTAGGTTTAGCGCCAGTTGCCTTTTTAGCCATATTTATGACTTTATGAAAGTCACTATGTGTTACAATTCGTTCTACTATTAATTCTTTTAATTTAATCATCTTTTTTCCAAATCAAATGCCCTGGTTAACATTGCACCAGCATTTTGAAGTTTAAGACGAGCTTCATCATATTTTTTAAAGTATCTCATTAAAGTTCTATTCTTACTCTTTTTAATATCATCCTCAAGTTCATACCAAAGTTTCCCATCTCGTGCCTTATAAATGTAATTACTTCCAACCCTTAGTAATTTTTGGTGATTCATAGAAATATCATCAAGGTCTACCTTTTCTTCTAATATTTTCTTCATTTTAATCACTTATTTTCTCCGATATATATAGTTTCACACATATAAATATTAAACTTCTAAACTATTGAGTTTTTCTTCAACTTCTTCTTTAATTTTATTTAATTCTTCGAGGGCCTCGGTAGACATTTTTTCAACTTGTTCCTTATTCTGACTCCACTTTTCTTGTTGTAGTTCTATTTCTTTAACACCAACCGAATCATAAATCTCTACTGGTTTAGAAGCCTCTACTTTCCAATCTTCTATACTTGAAATTTGGTCTCGTATATAAGAAAGTTGGTTGTTTAACACCTTACTTTCTTCCCACTTCTCGTATTTTCCTTCGATACGAAGTTTATTTTCAAATGTTATTTGACAATCAAAACAATGTTGATGTAATCTATACATCTTATCATCTAATCGTTTTTTCATTACCTTTTTACACTTAGGACAAAACCAAGGCATTCTAGCATCCTTTAATGCAGCTGAGCGTTCATTTTTCTTTTCTCGTTCTAATCTTACTTCTTCTTCTCTTTTTTTCTTTTCGTCCAAATCTTCCATCTGAACATAAATCTTTTTCTCAACTTTATCACCACGAGCAACACGCTTAATATTTTCTATTTGTCTTTCTCGTTCTCTGTGATTAGTTGATAAAATACTATCACTCATACTCTAACTCCTTTGTAACGAATCAAGTTTAAACTTAAATTTTAAGTCCTCAAGTTCTTGATCTCTTTTCATTAATTCTAATTCGGCTTGTATTGCCTTAACACTATTTTCTTGTTCTATCTGTGTTTCTAATGTTGATACTCTATTTTCTAACTTGTACCATCCACCACCTAATGCACCTACCAAACCAATAATATTAATAATAAATTTAATATTATTCATTTTTTTCATCTTAAAGATTTCTTGTATATCTTCGAAATCTTCCATTAGAATGTCATCAATCCTGTTATTTGATTGATTGGTGCGAATGCTCC